ACTTCTATATCTCATGAACCTACCAAGACTTGGTTGGTCCTTAACTTCAAGACTAGCACAACATTCACAATAGGACAACCATTCAAACCATGGAGTTGTTGGATCTAAGTGAGGGTGTTGAGTAGAAATATATTTTGATAGGTTCATTATTCCAATGTCTAATAACTCCAGCAACAATAAACATATTTGTAATTAAATATGTTGCAAAAATAATAGTTCTAATTACTGCTACTTGGTCTGCGATTTGATCTTTTTTGTGTGCTTTTTCTCCTATTGACTTTGCCCACAATCTCCACGCCATTTGTAAATACTTCATAATCTTTTGGTTTAAGTTTCATTCTATCAACATATTTCTCAAGATGATTTTCAAATTGAAACCAACAGGTTTTTTTATCTTTCCCATCTATGTGTATCAATTTGATTGGGAACATACTGTAGGGAAAGTCAGTCATTAGATTCCTCCATAAGTTCTTTTACCATTCTATCATACTTTCTCTGTAACCACCACCTACCAATTGGAGAGGAAAGAATCATTGGATGAAATCTTATTTTCCAATAAAATCTTTCTATGCTAATTTTGATAACTTTTGTGAGTAAAGTAATATATGTTCCAACATTAGGATCTATTACAATCATTGTTCCAATAATTGCAAATATTGTGAACAATGAGTAATAGTATATCATGGATTTTTTCTTAGGAAATTTAAGTAATTTAAAAGTTGAAATTTGATATCCTCTAATTCATGTTCACAACCTTGTTCTTTTGCCTTAGATCTAATTTGATGATGAATAGTTTGCAAATCCTCTGATATTAGATCTATTGCTCTATTTTTGTTTATGTTCATCTTTCTTTATTGTTACTGGACAAGAGGGAACTAATGTCTTTAATTCTTGAACAATTTCTATTCTTTGACGTAGCGTAAGACCAGAGACTGATGTTACTCTGTTTAGGATTTCTATAGCCTGAGAACAAGAAATAATTACAGAAATAAAAAGAGGAGTCATTTAAACATCCTCAACAGATATACTATCTATTTAAATTGTAATCCAACATAAAAATCTTCTTAACTAAATGGTAAGGAATAAATCCTGCCCCACCAGTAATCAATGCTTTGGTCATAAATCAATCAAAGTAATCATCACTATTATCTACTGGATTCCATTCCAAGTCAAGTTTTTCAAGATACTCAATCAACTCATAATCATTGTCTGGAAGAATCTCATCATCATCCACACTGAATGATGCTTCACATACTGCTGGTCCATATTCTGCAGGACTATAGTATGTTTGTGAATATGTCATTGCTGCATCTTCAACCACAGCAGTTACATAGATTCTTCCATCATTTTGATAAATGGATTCAATGTTAAGGATGCTCATTGTTCTTTTTGTTTTAGTGTTTGAAGGTATTCTTTAGATGCAATGTGTCCAGTATATCCTGGATAGTATTTGTTTACAAGAGCAGGTATGCCAGTTGCAGTAATGGCACTATCACATACTAACCAAACTTCTTTGGTATCATATTTTACTATGTGATCAAAAGGAAATTTAGTTTTCATTTTAGTTCATAATCAGGATATTCTTCCCTAACTTTATCTCTAAAACGAGCATTAAGAGTTGGGGGATTTAATTCTCTTTTTTGAATAATAATTTTGTTCTGGTGATCAATATCTAAAAGTTTTTCAATTTTATTATGTTTTTTCATTTAGGTATAATCACATAACAGGCTCACCAGGAATCGAACCTGGAACAATTGCTTAGAAGGCAATGGTTATATCCGTTTAACTATGAGCCCAGAGACCCTCCTGTTTGTGCATTGTTAAGAGGCATGGAGGGGGTGGGACTTATTCAAAGTTTGGACCTTTGATGCCCATTGTGGGGCAACCTTCCACCCCTACATGTTACATGGAAACATCATCAAAGTCAACATCAGGATGCAGAAACTCTAAGTAATCTTCGTAATCAACACCAAGATATTCTGCAAACTCTTTGAGTTCCTGATGCTCAGACTGGATGAGTTCTTCTATGGTTTTAAGCATAATAACCTCCTCAGTATCCATATCTGGAAATCATTTGTTCCATTCTATCTTCCCTATATTCATCTTCAAAATCTTCTGTCTTATTTTCTTGCAACTCTTCATAGATTGTATCGGAGTCTTTTTCCAAAAAAATAGTGCTCATAAGATTCTTTAATGGAGGTAGGTTATGTTTTTATATAGGCAAGATGCCCTTATGCAGGAACATCTTGCGTTTCTGTTTGCTGAAATTCAGCATCAATCTTGTCATACAACTCAACAAAAGTTGATTTGGTTTCATCATCAAAGCGATTCAGACAGACTTTAAGTGCCTTGTCTTTCTTACCAAAAATGGCATATGCTTTCATAATGTGAACAAGACGACGAGTGGAGATAACTTCATCAATTCCACCATCAGCAAAAGTTTTGCGAATGATGTCTGACCAGTTACACAGATGTTTGATAAAATCAGTGTGCTCTCCAATCATAGGGATGTTAAGGGATTCTGCTACCTTTGTCAAGATTTTTGTTTCAACAGAGACAGTAGGATATTCCTGTTCAAAGGTGATAGGGAACCTTTCCAAGAATGCTTCATTAAGCACATTAGTGCCAATGAACCTACCATCATCAGACCCCTTACCTTTGGTGTTAGCAGTAGCAAAGACAGTGAATCCTGCCTTAGGCATAATGTGCTTACCAATCTTCTTCAGGAAAATGCCTTTGCCTTCCAAAATGGATTGTAGACACATAATCTTATTAGATGCAAGGTCAAGTTCATCCAAAAGGAGAACAGCACCACGCTCCATTGCTTCCACCACAGGACCATTGTGCCATACAGTTTCACCATTGACAAGACGAAATCCACCAATAAGGTCATCTTCATCTGTCTCAATAGTGATGTTGACACGAATCAACTCACGACCAAGTTGTGCGCAAGCTTGCTCTACTCCAAAAGTTTTACCATTACCACTGAGACCAGTGATAAAGGCAGGATAAAACAACCCAGAAGAAACAACTTTCTTAATATCTGCAAAGTTACCAAAGCTGACAAAGGTAGCATCTTTCTTAGGAATCAAATTTTGTTGAATATAAGAAAAGGAGTTAATGGTATCGATTCCTTCAGCAGCAGGAGAGTTATAAGTTTCCTCAAGTTCTTTCACTGTTGTCTCCAGATTCCATTTACCACGTGCAACTTTATATTGTTGCAAATACTTTGATGCAGTTGCATAAGTAGTGTTCATTTGAATTGCTACAGATTTAACTGCATCAGCAGTAACTTCTGTGCCAAATTGTTCTTTCAATAGAGAAACAAGTTGTTCTTGCATAGTCTTGGGTTGATTACTTTGTAATCATATCATGGATTTTAAGGTTTGAGGAGGGTTTGTGGACACCTCCTCAACTGGCACATCAAGCAATCAAGTCAATAAAAGAAGACAAAAGTTTTTTATTTGTTTTCTTTTTTCCAAGCATCTTTACAAATGCAGATTTAATCTTAGCATTTGTTGCACCTTCTTCTACCTCAAAGGTTTCATCCTGTGAGAGTGATGTTGTAGGAAGAACATTGAATTGATCGAATCCAGTACCAGTAAAGGTAATGAATTGATTCTTCTTAAATTTAGATCTTACTTCTTCATAAGAACCATCTTCCTTACCATACCAATTATAGCAAACATGGAAATCCCTACCAGGGACAACCCTGAAGTTGATAAAGTTGACCATAGGAAACTTATCCTTCAGTGAGGTCATGAGAACTTTGGCATATTGGGGGAAATTGCCATAGTCAAAGGAAGGATAAATCCTTCCAGATTTCCTATCACGAAGTGTTGTGTTATAATTTTTGGTGAATCCAAGATAATTTTCACCAAAGCGATTTTTCTTGGTTGTTGTAACTGTATTCACATATCCTTCACCATCAGTCAAGAAAACAACATTCACTTTTTGAAGTTTGTTTGCTTTCTGGAAGTAAGGGATCAGAGAATGCAGTGCAATCATTGTATCACCAATAGGTGAACCTGACAAGTCAAGATGACGTGGATTGCCAAGATTACCTTTCTGAAATCCCCAACAACAGGCCCAGATGTTTTTCATTTGCTCGTCCATTTGACGAGCATTGACTTTACTAGTGAAGATATTCAGAAGTCTAAATGCTTTCTCTGGAGCAAGAACATTCTCCTTTCGCTCATAAGTAGCAGGATGATTGGGTTGAAGTTCTACATAAGAGTTGCAATCAACACTGAAAGCATAAACCTCAAAGGGAATATTGACTTTCCTGCAGAACCAAATCAGGTTAAACAGTTGCTTACAAGTATCCAACATCCAGTTTGCCATAGAACCAGACCAATCAAGAATAAAGATTAGACCATGATTCTTACCATCTGGAATCACTGAGACCTTCTTAAAGAGGTCTTCATTATACTTGTAAGTATGAAGTTTGGTTGTATCCAACACACCAGTACGTGCAGTGGTAGCACGTGCATATTGATCTGCAGATTTCTTACACTCAAACTCTTTGACAAGGTAGTTAACTTCCTTGACTGCAGAAGATTTGTATTGTTGAAACTCTTGAATAGCAAGTTGATACCTTTCTAGCATCCAAGAACTTGATTTTTGTTGATAGTATTCTGTTGCTTTCTGATGAATGTAATCATTGGGAATAATCACATTCTCAAGATACACCTTAGGAAGTTCCACATAGGTAGTTTCCTGAGTATATTGATTAGTCAAATCTTTTGCTTTTTCATCAAAAGATTGTGAGGTCTTTGATTCAAGTTCATCATTATGCTCTCTGGATGGTTCATTTCCACCACCACCATTAGGTGCTTCCTGTTCCATAGTGATATCTGATTCATCCTCAAAATCTTCATTTGATGTAGAAGATGATTGTGATTCTTGTTCGATGGTGGTCTTCTCACCATCCTCAGATTCACCTTGATTTTGTTCGGAATTCTGAGGAAAATCTACTTCTTCCCCACTTTCCCCTTGATTTTGAGCAATTTCAGGCATTTCCTCAAGTTGCTTGCGCTTATACTTGACAAATTCTACAATCTCTTTTGCCAGTTCAAGAACCTCATTGAAAGTTTCCAACTTGCTAATGCGCGTCAAAAACTCATTCTCAGCATCAGAGAATGCAATGTTATGAAATGCACCAATCTTGAAATACATATTGATGCGATCAATGAAGGAAAGTTCATCAAGATTTGTATCTTGAGTGGAAAAGAAATCCTCATTGTTCAATTCATTATATCCATTATAGAAAGTCTTAGAAAGACCAGGATACTTTTTCTTCATCAGACGTTCTACACGAACATCTTCAATAACATTGACAAAATCTTTAGGGACTTCAGGATAATCAACAGTCCAATCAATGTTATCAGTAAAGAGAGCATGACCAACCTCATGACCTACAAGAAGGTCATAAACAGTTGCAGATGCCTTATCCCACATAGGCAGCGTCAGAACCCTACGATCCACATCAAACATTGCTGTTGGAACTTTCTTGTGTTCTACAATAAGATTCTCAGTTGCCAAACATTTGGCAAGAGAACCTTTGACTTCAAGATTGACTGACATGTGGATTTCTTTACTGTCCTTACAGGATAGCACAAAAACCTCGTGATAGGTTAAAAGTGTAGACAGTTCCAGAACTGTCCTATCTTCTACTTTGATTATAAATAATAAAAAAAAATATAAAATTTATGGAATATAATGTAGAAACTACCAGAATTTTTTTTGTCAATGAATTTGGAGGAATTGCAGTTTGCACACCAACTGGAAGTTTAGATATTGAAACCACTGCAATTAGAGATCTTCCTAATGGAACTCCATATTGGATTGTGGATTTTAAAACAACAGAATTGATGGAACAAGCATTTCCACCTGATGATTTTATAGAAGCTTATGAATTAGATCAAGAAATTCTTGGACCCTCTCATGGAATTGCTCTGGGGTATGATGAATGGGCAAAGTTGCAACCACCAGGAACACTAGGACTTTGAATAGGAGAATGTGAAAATGTTTAAGTTAAACATAGAAAAAGCAAAAGATCTTCATAGAAAAAGAATCAGATTTGCAAGAGAAGAAAGATTCAAATCTCTTGATACTGAGTTTATGAAAGCATTAGAATCAGGAGATACTCAAAAAATTGCAGAAGTAACTACATTAAAGCAACAACTTAGAGATCTTCCTGCTTGTGATGAAATTGAGGGCGCTACTTGTTTGGATGATTTAAGAAATCATTGGCCAGCTATTCTTCAGTGCAATTCCCCTTATACTTAACAAATAAATTATAAATTTAATTTTAGATCAACTAGCACTAAAAACTGCGACATTTAGATAAGGAGTAGAAAAAGCACTATCACCTATTGTGACACTTACATTTGATGTTGTTGGAGCAGTGTTTCCTAGAACATGTATATCTCTGTTGTAGCTACCTAAGACAGCTGACCCTGTACCTAAAACACAATAGTTAGCATTTGGCATTGCAGAAGCAAAAGTAATTGTATAATCTCGATTTGTTACTATACTTGTAACACTACTTACATTATATGATGATGCCCTTGTTCCAGCATTATTAAACCTAACCCATGCTCTTGCTGTTACATATTCAGATCCAGTTAAAACTCCTGTAGAATCTAATACAGACATTTTTTATTTGCAAATATTTTTAGTATTTATTTAATTAATCTCTACAATCCACATCTTCAATTTCTGAATTTTCGTTGTTTTTTGAATTTGGTAAAATATTTATTGGTTGATCAAGTGGTGTAATTTGTGCAGGAATAATTTGTTGTTTCAATGCTTCCTTATAAAGTTGTTGATTTTGATAATTTGCATTTACAACTTCATTTCTAAAACTTTCAACAGCAGCACCAGTTTGGTTGGATTTTTGGGCAACTTCAACTGCAAGAACAGGCATCCAAGTTACTGCACAACCCCATTCATCTACAGGTTCTCCTGTATTTGGATTAGTTCCGCGAATTTGAGTAAACCAGGAGCATTGAAGACCTATACAATTTTTTTTAATGAGAGGGCAATAGTTTCCAGGTTCAATTTTCATAACATTTACTTTAATTTAATATAGTTATCAATATGGTTTAGTTGGCCAATCAGGATGATTTGGATTATTACACATTTCTTTTACATTGTCAACATTTTCTGGGAGATCTCTTAATTGCTGACGGTAGATTTGCCATGCAGTCTTTTTATCATCTGTTATTTGAGCATCTGGAACTTGTGTCCAGTCACACTCTAATAATCTTTGATTTCTTAAAAGTCTAAAATCAATCCAGTAATCATACAATTTCTCATATTCTTCTCTTAATTTTTTTTCATTATCAAAATCTACAATTGCTTGTTCAAAGACTCCAAGTTCTTCTATTCTTTGATTTGGGGTTCCATCATTATATTCAACCTCCCCCCAAGTATCATACCATTGAACTGCATGAATATTAGAAGGAATCCAACTTAAATCTTGATCAATGTGATTAAGAAATTCTCCATTAATTGAAATACTTTTATCTATGGGAATAAGTATAAGTCTCATATGTTTAAAAATACTAGAGTTACTTTATATAATATCATAATTAAGTTTTTGAAGCAATAATTAAATCAACATATTGGACGGCAAAATCTAATGCAGATCCACTAAATGTTGCTGTATTAGAGTGAGTGTGAGAAGTTCCACCTCCAGTACTATTAGTATAAACATTACGACTTGCTGATCCAGTTTGACCAGATACAATAAATGAAGTAGTTGCAGTTGGAGCAAAGAAAAGATCATTACGACCACCTCCTCCACTATTACCACCAGCTTGGTGTTGGTGAGAAGGAATTTGAGATTCAGTCAAAGTAACTGCAGCATTAGTTACTGAAACTGTACCTGCTGGAGTTCTGGAAGTAAAAACACTTGTAAATGCAGTAGTACCACCAGAACTAGCAGTTCCGCTTACAACCCTCAATGCTTTGTTATTATGAGTTGTTTGTTTAGTCCAACCAGTAGGTGCTGATGTTTGTTGAAATAGCATCAAAGTTCCAGATGGAAAACTCCCTTGAAGTCCCTGAGCACCTTGAGCACCTGTAGGACCTTGAGCACCTGCAGAACCTTGAGCACCTGTAGGACCTTGAGCACCTGCAGAACCTTGAGCACCTGTAGATCCACCTGCTCCTTGAGCACCTGTAGGTCCTTGAGGTCCTCTAGCTCCTTGAGCACCTGCAGAACCTTGAGCACCTGTAGATCCACCTGCTCCTTGAGCACCTGTAGATCCACCTGCTCCTTGAGCTCCTGCAGCACCTTGAGCACCTGTAGGTCCACCTGCTCCTTGAGCACCTGCAGAACCTTGAGCACCTGTAGATCCACCTGCTCCTTGAGCACCATTTGCTCCTTGAGCACCATTTGCCCCTTGGGCACCTGTAGGACCTTGAGGACCTTGAGATCCAGTAAATGATGAGTTTAAAAATTCAGAAAGTTGAATTGACATTTTGAGTATTAATTACAGAAGCATCATCTACACTAGATGTAAATACTTTTCACTATTTATTTAAAATCACCTTGCCATATCATTCGCACAGTGAGCACGAGAACCATTTGATCTTACATAATGAAAAAAGATTTGATGATGATAAGTCTTATCTTCTTTTCTAAGTAATCTATTAATTATACTATTATTAGATGGTAATGGTTCTCTCCAGTGGTCTCTTTCACAACCTTTATAAAGCACAGCATCACCATCATTCAGAAGAACATACTTCTCTTCTCCTTGTGGAGTTTCAAAACAAATTCCCCAAGGTTCCTTAGTATTAGAACTAATCTGATAAGTCAAAGAGATTTCACATGCATCTCTATCTGTATGTCTGTATAATCTTTGACCTGCAAAATAAAACCTATCATAATAATAAGTATTATAAAGTTCTTCACCTAAAATCTTTTGCAGTTTCATCCTAATTTGACTGTGTGCATACTTAAACTTAGGATGACTATATCTTGCAAGTGAACCTTTGACTTGTTTTTCTTCTTCATCATGATAAAACTTATCAACTTTTCCATGATAATTGATTTGTCCTCTGATTGTTGGTGGTTCTTCCTGAAACTCTGTAGGGTCCCAGAGACCACGAATTACCATGTAACCATACTTATCAAAGAATTGTCTTGCACCTAATGCTCCTGCATCACAAGGATGTTCAATAGACACATAACATCCACTAGGCATATCCAATTCCATACAAGGATTGCTTTGAATTGGTTTCTTTGTAAATCCTACTGGTTTATTAGGACAATCTGGATTAACTTCTTTCTTGAATAACATCATTCACCTCATCTAAATCTTGGACCAACTACCCACCCAACTAAAGATTTTCTAACACCACTCTTAACTTTTTGAACTCTGTGTTGTGTTCTAGAGTCAAAAAGAATAATGGTTCCTCTTTGTCTTGGTGCATAATAAGATTTCCCTGTTTCATCCAAAAGTTGTAGGTTTCCACCTTCATAAGTATCAGGGTCAGACAAAAGTAAACTGAAGGATAGTTTCCTCACTTTCTCACAGTTATCATTCACAAAATCCTGGAAGAGTTCTTGACCATTACCTCTGTTACCTGAAGATACTGGTTTATAATATGTTGAAAGTCCCTGGTCATTATGCCAACCATAATATTCACCAGGACCATAGACAGTATATTGCATGGACTCACCATCAATATTATCTAAGTCATATCTAAAGTTTTCTCTGTTTGCTCTCTGAACATAATGCCAGACAAAACCTGCAATCCAGTGTGAGGTTGGAACCCATGCATTTCTTGCATTTCTTTTGTCTTTATCTACAGTTCCATAGTCTCCTTCACCAACTCTGGAATCTTGTAGATGTTGGTCAAAATTATCTTTGAGGTCTTCTTCTATGATATCTATGATTTTTGGATTTAATTCTGAAAAATACCATACACTTTGAAATGCCAAAATTCAAACTCCTTATGATGTATAAGATTATTTATTATACCTCTTCTGAGGTGGTTGTGCCAATACCTACAGGTTCTTCATATACCATTTCATCCCAAGTTTGAGTTTCTTCATTCCAGGAATACATGTTACCATCATCAGGTTCTGGAATTGGTGGTTCCCACTGACCTGTGGTTTCATTTAAAGTCCAAGAAGGATATGGTGAAGGAGAAATAAACAGGTCAAGGTCTTCTCTATAGGTATCACCAAGACCTGCATACTTTCCTCTGAAGTTTCCTCTGTAGGAAGTTCTTACCCATCTTCTGTGTTCTCCATGATGATGGTGAAGATGTTGGAGTCCTAACTCTTCACTCTCATTTCCATTTTCATCTGTAATGACTTCATCACCCATGTAGATTACATAGATGACTTCATTATTCTCATTTAATTCTGCGTAATGAGGCATGATATTTTCTGATTGTTTATTTTTATATATGTATAATACTTATAATAGATACCTTATAATAACTATTCCAGAACCACCAGAACCACTACTTGGTCCTCCAGAAATACCTAAGTTTCCTCCAGAACCACCACCCCCTCCAGTATTTGTAGTTCCTGGTGTTCCTGCTGCTGGGTTAGTGTTACTGCCT